CCGCAAAGTTGGACCTTAACGTAGTTGAGGACAGCCTGCTGCCGACGTTCTTTGAATTTCTCGATACTCTTCTGAGTTTTAAAAGAGCTCTAGATCGTCCTAGCAAGCTGATTGTGCGTAAAGAGGAGATTGCACAATTCCTGGTGTTGACGAACCCTGTTGTTGAGGTTCCGATACTCATTGAAGAGATGCCAGGCGTCACAACGAACCAAATTAATAAGTTCGTTAAAGAATATAACACTAGTGACGTAACAACAGCGGTCAACAAAGAGATCTATAAGATCGTGGGCGAAGTGATTGGGAACAGAACGATTGATGTTTCTGATTTCTCTGTCCCTCGTGTACCGTCACAGAGTTCGACGTATACAAGCTCGCGATCCAAACTTGGTGCTCTGGGTGACATTTTTGATTTTGAAGAGAATTCACCTGAAACTCTTGAGCTCATTAAAACCCTCTCCAGTGATGAGTTATTTCAAGCTTGGCTTGACACTGAACAAGAGGAACCGTTTAAAGACGTTATTGATGGTCTTAATTCGGGTTTCCGTAGGGCTGGTGAACCAAATAGAGTAGGAGTCACACCAATCAACTTAGATTTCTCTAGGCTAAAACGGTGTTACCAACGGTATTGGTTGTTTCTCGTAGAGTGCTACAATATGGATGCTGATTCGTTGCAGAGGAATGTAACGATCCACGGTTTACCTGAACCTTTAAAGGTTCGGGTTATTACCAAGGGTCCTGCGATTCTTTACACGATAATGAAGCCTATTCAGAAGTTTATGAATAGGTGCCTACGTGCACATCCAGCGTTTGAGCTCGTGGGTGGTGGTGGTGGTGATAAGACGCAGCCGGTCGAGGAGACGTATATTCAGTCTCGTATGGGTTGTGACAACGTTGATTCCCTTTTTGTTCCAGTTATGCTTAGTGGTGATTATAAAGCTGCTACTGACTTTACAAAGAAGGTGTCATCCGAAACCTATATCGACGCGGTCGTCGCGCACGCTTTCCGGAACTGGCCATTTGAATATCAATGCATGTTCTCGAGGGCAATGAAGGATTCTTTGACGAATCAAATAATCAAACTTCCTTCTTACAAGCAATCCTCGACGAAGAAGTTGTCTGAGGAACTCGCGGCGCAGTATCACACTAAAGAGGTTTATGAGGTTAGAGAGGATAAATGTGACATCAATTCACTTTTTTGTTGCAGAAGGACTCTCGCCTTTGAGTTGATGCCTGAAGTTCCACACCAGCCACAACACTTCCATCTATTGGACCCGACTAGAATAATCTCTTATAAAGAGAAAAGTCATGTCAGTCAATATTTGGAAGCTTGTGGTGTTGTTGACCAAATCGTAACAATAACCGGTGACCCTACTAACCCGGA